GTATTGTTAACATACTGAAGGCATAATTATGTTTTGGACTATCGTTCTAATCGGTGTAGGATTGAGTTCCACTAGTGTCACTTACGTGGGCCAGTTTGAACAACAGGAAACTTGTGCTAAAGCAGCACAAGAATTTAAAGCACTAAACAAACAGGCCGTTTGCGTACAAACAAAAGCGGCAGAAGTGTCCGCGGTCAAAAAATAATTTGACAATAAATGGGTTTTAGTATATAATATAGTCTTAATCAGTTAATTACAGGAGTTTCTATGTCAACAATTCGTATTCTTTCAGGCTCTTATCGTAATCAACCCGTTATCGGTGAAGTGTTTACACTAGTCAAGGGTTTTCAAACTGGTAAAAAAGGTAACTATGTTACTGTGAAAAACGAAGGTCAATTTGCAATTGCTATTAATGAAGTCAAGGTAAAAGTAGATACTATTGAGGATATTCAATTTATGAACGGAGAAGAAGTGCTGGCTAATACAGTAGAATTTAAAACAAAGGCAGAAGTGTCCTCAGAAACTGAAATTGAAGCAATGGACCGTATTGCGTTGCGATTTGGCATTCTTGATGAAATGGCAAGTGCATGTATTAGCGGTGACATTCGTGCTATGATCGTATCAGGCCCGCCCGGTGTCGGCAAGAGTCACGGAGTTGAAAAGCAAATGGAAAAGTCAAGTATGTTTGACAAGATTGCCGGCAAACGTGTTCGTTTCAATGTTGTTAAAGGTGCAATGACAGCACTAGGTTTGTATGCTCAACTGTACAAATATTCTGACACAAAAAATGTATTGATTTTTGATGACTGCGACAGTGTGTTTGCCGATGAGTTGGCATTGAACATTCTTAAAGCAGCATTGGATAGTGGCAAGACCCGCAAGATTTGCTGGAATAGTGATTCACGTTTATTACGTGATGAAGGTATCCCGAATCAATTCAACTTCAATGGCAGTGCTATCTTTATCACTAACTTGAAATTTGAAAATGTGAAAAGCAAGAAATTGCAAGATCACTTAGAAGCATTGCAAAGTCGTTGTCACTTTCTGGACCTGACTATCAATAGTGAGCGTGACAAAATGTTGCGTATCAAACAGGTCCATCGTGATGCTGAAGGTGGTTTGTTTGCTGACTACAATTTTGAAGAAGCCCAATCAACTGAAATCTTAGATTTCATGTGGGAAAATCACGGCAAACTGCGTGAATTGAGTTTGCGTATGTGCTTGAAGATTGCTGATCTGGTTAAGATTAGCCCAGCAAACTGGAAAAATCTTGCACGTACAACTTGCATGAAGAATGCGTAATTAGATTTACTTTTAGTCTGTATAGACTTTCAGGGGAACTTAGGTTCCCCTTTTTTTGCCTTTATACTTGACAATGCTAAGTGTCCTGTTATATACTCTATGCTTGCACAGGAATATAAATATGAAAACAATCCCTCTTACCTCATATAACATATATGAATTTGAATGTGATGATGAATTGACTAATAAAGTTCTAGCTAACATTCAACAACAACCAATATATTGGAAGCAAAGTTCAGTAGATGATTCTAATTCACATGGTTATTTAGGCTCTAAAGATTCCCCGGTGCCATATTACCATTCGGAACTATTTAATTGGTTTGATGAGTGTATAAAAACTATATCAGATATTCATTTTAATGGAATTAAAATTGCAATTTGTGATTCATGGTTAACAAAGTCTTTTTTGGGTCAACACGGAAGTCGGCATAATCATTCAGCATCTTTATATAGTGGATTATTTTATCTTACCAGTCATAATTCTGCTAACACAATTTTTGAGTATAAAGATGTCACGATAAAAAATTTATTAGGTAGTTCTGGCGATCACTTTAATTTAAAAACATTTTCTTCTATACCAAAACAAAATAAACTTATAATTTTTCCTTCGGATTTGATGCATAGTGTTAGCATAAACAAGGATGCTATGCAAAATAGATACACGATTGCGTTTAATACATTCTATGATGGTGTTATCTCATCTCAAAAAACTAAATTACTAGATATAAAGGTTAACAGTGTGAAAGACAGATATGAAACCTACATAAATAACAAAAACAATGAAACAATGTAAAATAATTGTCAGGGATGAAGTCAATGTAAAGATTGAAGGCTTGGAACTAGCTGAACGAAAAGCATTGGTAAAAATGTTTGAGTACGAAGTGCCCGGAGCAAGGTATCTTCCCGCGGTACGTCTCGGTAGATGGAATGGCAAGGTAAGTTTCTTTAGTCTCGGTGGCAGCAGCTATGTCAATCTATTACCCGAAATACTACCCTTTATTGATAGCAGAGACTATGATATTGAACTAGAGGACCTGCGTACATATAGCACAACATTCAATTTTAGTGAAGTGTCCGAAGATACGTTCAAACATAAGAATTGGCCCGAAGGTCATCCTATCGCAGGACAGCCCGTTGTATTGCGTGATTATCAAATATCAATCATCAATGAGTTTTTAAAAAACCCGCAATCGTTACAAGAGATTGCTACGGGTGCCGGTAAGACATTAATCACAGCAGCACTAAGTTGGTCTATTGAAAGTTATGGGCGTAGTATTGTTATCGTCCCCAATAAATCATTAGTCACACAAACAGAAGCCGATTACATTAATCTAGGATTAGATGTTGGTGTGTACTTTGGTGATAGAAAAGAATACAATAAGACACATACAATCTGTACTTGGCAAAGTCTTAACAACATGCTTAAGAAAACAAAAGCAGGTGAAGCAGAAGTTGAGATTGGTGACTTCTTAGAAGGTGTAGTTTGTGTCATGGTGGACGAGGTTCACATGGCAAAAGCAGAAGCACTAAAAGAACTACTCACAGGAGTAATGAGTAACATACCAATTCGTTGGGGCTTAACTGGTACTATACCCAAAGAAAAATTTGCAAGTCAAGCTATCTTTATTAGCCTTGGCAATGTCATTAACAAACTATCTGCTAGTGAATTGCAAGATAGAGGGGTATTATCACACTGCCATGTTAACATCGTGCAATTACAAGATGGGGTTGAGTTTAGTAACTATCAGAGTGAGCTAAAATACTTACTTGAAGATGATAAACGATTAAATAAAATTACTCAATTGGTGGATGTAATTAAGAATAGTGGTAACACCTTAATACTTGTTGATAGAGTTGCAGCGGGCAAAGAACTACATAATAAATTATCTGAATATTTACGTATATTCAAAACAGAATATGATGTGGTGTTTGTATCAGGTAACACTGGTATGGATGAACGCAAAGAACAATATGATGAGGTTGCTACAGCAACTAACAAAATCATTATCGCTACCTATGGTGTAGCAGCAGTTGGTATTAACATTCCCCGAATCTTTAATCTTGTTTTAATTGAACCGGGTAAAAGTTTTGTTCGGGTTATTCAAAGTATTGGGCGCGGTATTCGTAAAGCTGAAGATAAGAATTTCGTACAAATCTGGGACATTACTAGTAATTGTAAGTTTGCAAAACGGCACCTTACACAAAGAAAAGCATTTTATAAAGAGGCAAACTATCCATTTGATGTTGAAAAACTTACATATAAATGATATAATAATACTATGAGAATTTTAACCCTAGATAACGAATACTATAACTTAGAGACATTGCCAGAGGAGATTGATGACCTACGATTTGCGATACTAGATAACAGTAACCCAAGTAATGTAGATTATCATTATATTCCATTAATCTTTTTAGAAAGTTTTAATGCCCCGGCACTTGTATTGAAGATTGGTAAGCACACGATTAAGATGCCAGTAGATTGGCAGATATTGATTGGTGAAAAAGAACATGGTGACTTAGAAACATTGCCACTAACAAGTATCAATGACAGAGGATTTAATGCGTTTGAGTTTAATCCATTAACAAGTTTTAGTCCTACATTTCTACCTATTGAGATTGTGGATATCTATCACGATGTAACATGGTATGCTCCACGATTGAAGAACGGACAGTTTCTATGTGTACCAATTGAAGATGGACCTAAACCCGCATGTATATATTTTGTAAAAGAGATTAGTCGTAATTGTGAGATAATAGATTATAGTCAGGCATTCTAATGGCAACAAGAAAAGCAATAGTTCCAGTTGATGAGAAATTTGACAAACAAGATTTAGACTTGTTTGAGGTACTTGCCGCATTAGATAAGAAGGATTATGATTTCTTTGATAGACTAAGTCCTGAACAGCAAAAGAAGTTTGTGCCATTCACAATGATACAATGGCTAAGTGCTATTAAAGGTAGTGAAGGATTAAGTCGTTACTATGTAATGAGTACGGCTGAGTATGCAAACAAGTATCTATTCAATGAGAACATACAGAAGCATCCTAAACTACAATGGTTGATGATGTGTGCTA